CCTAACGCCCGAGATGGGCGCGGCTATGACTGGCGCGGGCGTCGGTCCTGGCTCGTTTATGCAGTAGACGCGTTCCGTTGTACTCCTCGGGTTCGTTCGACCTGAGAGTGCAACGCTTCAAAGATAAACCCCTGATACGGAGAGAACATGCCCCTAGAAGAAGACAAGTACAGCAAGCCCTCAGAATTGAGCGGCGACGACAGAGACGCAATGCTCGCCGATATGGGCAACATTGACGATGAGACCTTAGAGGCCAAGACGCCCGAGGCTGAACCTAAGCCTGAGATTGAAGAGGAGATAGTAGTTGAGGAAGAAGACGAGTCTGAAGAACAGGCGGAAGAAGGCGAAGAGGAATCAGAGGAGGAAGATCCTGAAGAGTCAGACGATGACGACGCTGAACCTGACACCGACCCCGAGCCCGACGAACTTAAATCCCTAGCGGCTGAGCAACAGCGAGAGAAGCGCTTCAAGGAGCGCATGGCCTCTGAGAGGGCGGCCTTCGCTCAAGAGCAAGCCGAGTTCAAGGAGCTTCTAGCAGAGGCCCAAGAACTGAAGAACGGGCACGACGCTCGACAACGCCTGCACTTCGACCCCACAGGGAAGAGTGCCGACGAACTACTGTCACGCTCGAAGCAACTCTACGCGATGAGCAAAGCGGCAGGCCCTAACGCCACACATGCCGAGCGCACAGAGGCGAAGCGACTACAGACGGCTCAGACTGTTGAGGCACGCTTGACGGGCTTAGAGAACGAGAACAAGGCCCTCAAGACTACTATTGAGAACAAGGAGCGCCAGGCACAGGCGAAGATAGAGGTAGACAGGTACGTCGGTGACATCGCCAAGGCCTCAACCCCTGAGACCCCCCTAGTGCACGCCCTGCTCAACGGCAAGGGCGCCGAGAAGGCACGGAGCACAATCCTCAGCATTGCTGCGGCGATGCACGAGCAGTCTGGAGAGCGTCCCGACGCTGCCGATGTGCTCGCGGTATACGAAGATTCAGAGCGAGCCTGGTACGAAGAACGGAACTTAAATCCCGACGTCGTAGCAAAAGCTCGTAAGAAGAAGACGAAGAAGAAAACCCCTGAAGCTGGAGAGAAGACCTCAGCAACACTTGGAAACGATCTTGGATCAACAACCAAGCCGCGCAAAGGACCTATGACGAGACGTGAGGAGAAGGCCGATGTCCTGAGGGACCTCGAGTCTGGAAACTTCAGCTCATAGACGTAGGAGCGCGGCGATTGCAGAAGGAATTCTCAAATGGCCAGTGGCTCACTAACAACAGTCGCATACATCTACAAGCGACTCTACTCAGACAAAAAGGTCGGGGACATGGCAATGCGCTATCACCCAACCCTGTCGAAATGCTCCAAAGAAGGCGGCTTTGGCGGCGTTACTTTTCACTACCCCGCACGATACGGAAACCCGCAGGGTATCTCCGGTACCTTCGCCGACGCTCAGACTGCTGCTGAAACCTCCAAGGGTGAACAGTACGCAGCTAGTCGCTCTATCAAATACGGTGTCATCACTGTAGACGGTGAATCGATGGCAGCGGCCGAGGGTTCCAAGTCTGCCTTCCTCGACCTCGTTACTCAGGAAACTGACGGCGTGATCGAAGCGATGGGTGACACCTTGGGCTTCGACTTCTTCCGAGCTGGCAACGGTCAGCGTGGGCGTCGTTCGAGCGCATCAACCGATATCATCACATTGAGTGTCGCTGACGACGTCCGAAACTTCAAGGTAGGCATGACGGTCATCGCTTCAGCTAACGCTGACGGCTCGTCTGCTCGTTCAGGCTCTACCAAGGTCGAAGCGTTCGATCAGAGCTCGGGCACTATCACTTTGGTATCGGCTGCAGCTCTGATCTCCTTCGCCGACAATGACTATTTATTTAGGTTGGGCGACCCTGCTACGTGCATGGATGGACTTGCCGACCTGTACCCTCTGACTGCTCCGGTCTTCGAGTCTGACTCGTTCCGTGGCGTCGACCGAGGCCAGGCTGTTGAACTCTTGAGCGGCGTACGTATCGATGATACTGCTACGTCAATCGAGGAGAACGCGGGCCTTGTCGCTGTCAACATCGCTCAGAACGGCAAGCGCTCTGACACCCTCGTGTTGAACCCGATCAACTACTGGCAGGTGATTCGTCGCCTCAATGCCAAGGTCGAGTTTGACGACGGTGGCGGAACTGCTAACTACGGTTTCGAGTACTTCAAGATCCACTCCCCAGCGGGTACTTTGAAATGTTACTCCGATGCCGATTGCCCTACGAACCGAGGCTACGTGCTCAATCAGTCTACGAACTACATCAAACATCTGAAGGCGTTCATTCACGTGATCACCGACGATGGGCGACCGACGCTCAGGCAGACTTCTGCTGACGGCATCGAGGCTCGTATTCGAAGCATGTCAAACCTCATTGGCAACGACACCGCTTGTAACGGCGTCTTCTCCATCTAACCCACAGGCGGGGTAGCAACTGCTGCCCGGCCTACTCCTAGGAAAGGTCCAATCAAATGGCTCTAGAAGATAGAAAACAGTGGGGAGAAGTACACCGAGACCTCCCCAGCGGCGCTCGAAGTGAATCGACGCCCGCCCCTCTAAGGTGTTCCAAGCGTGGAGAGCTATATACTCACTCGATTGCGAAGGGTCGTATGGCTCTTTCCGACGAGGGGTCATACTTCATCGCTACCAACCCTACGCCCGGCACAGGTGTCGCAGGAATCGCCGCCACTGGCGCTTTCTCGGCTCTTGAGACGCTGATCCACCTACGCAACAACAGCAGCGGTGACAACGCGACGCGCCTGTATATGGACTACATCAAGCTGCAGACAACCGTGGCCGGTACCAACGGCACTGACTGTCTGTACACGATCAATCTGGACTCAGGCACATCTCGCTACACCTCGGGGGGCGCAGCAGTTGTGCCCGTCAATCCGAACATGGACAGCAGCGGCACACCTAACTCCACACTCTATGTGGGAGCCCTGGTAACTGCTGCAGCTACGTCTGATGTTCGTCAGGTAGCCAATGGCGTGCTCCGGCCCGTCATCTCTGTAGTGGGCGATGAGTTCCTCTTCGACTTCGGCGGGGATGTTAAGGGAGGCGCTGGCAGCCTCTTCGAAGGCACCCTCATCAGTCGTCAGGTGATTCCTGTCGCCCCCGTCATCCTGGGTCCAACGGATCAACTAGTGATGTCGTTCTACGCAACCTCGCAGACTGCCGCGACCTCGTTTGAATTCGAGATCGGGTACTACGAGCGTTAAGACCTTCGAGGGGTAGCACCTGTTGCCCCTCGATACTTGAAAGGAGACAACTATGTCATTAGATGCATTTCCAGTAAAAGCCAACGCGCCCGAACTGATTGAACATGTGTGCCTCGCCGTTGGTGGGGCTTCAGCGATCACAAAGGTGAGCGGGGAGGGGATTGCTGTCTCCCGAACCGACACGGGGGACTACTTGCTCACTTGGAGCGATGCCCCTGGTAACTTCAAGGGGGCAACTGCCTCTCTGCAAGCTACTACTATCGGCGACCTGGCAGGTCACACTGTAGTCTTCGGAGCGTTCACTGCGGGGGGCACTACGTTGGCCTTCGGAGTCTACAACGCCGCTGACGCCTCGCACGACCTCGCAGCCCTTGAGTGGGTGACGGTCCGAGTGGCCTTCTCGCACACTGGCCTCTAACCCTAGGAGTCGAGAGCATGCCTCGTAAGTTTTCAGTATTGGACTTAATCACTCGCGGTCGCAGACGTTGCGATCAGGAGAATAGAGATGTGCTCTCGGCTGCTGAGTGGAAGGAAGAGCTTTCCACAATCAAGAGTGAGTTTGACGGGGAGTTAATCGACAGTGGTATGCGCTACTTCGAGAAGACCTCGACACTCACGACAGTCACAGGACAGAACGAGTACCTAGTGCCGAGCGACTTCTTGGCGATGGTAGGAATCGACTACGTTCAGGGTGATGGGCAGAAGATTGAACTTGTGCCGATGCTCGCCCAGGAGCGTAACTACTTCACAGGCACACAGGCCTCGGGCCAGTCTGTCGCATACCAACTCATAGGGCAGAACATCAAGTTTGGGCCTCCTCCCTCGGGCGGGCAGACCTACGAGATTGTCTTCGTCCCTCAGCCTGCCGACATCTCAGACGCGGGCGACAAGGAGCTGATTGACGTTGTCATCCCAGCCGGTGAGGCTTTCTTCGTTTACTCCCTGGCGCTCGTCGGGGCTATCAAAGAAGAGCATGACCTGACGCCCTACTTCGAGCGCAGAGTAGAGTTCTGGCGCGAACGGGTCAAAGAGTGGGCAATGCAGCGAGAGCTCTACACTCCGAAGCGTCGCTACGTGCATGGCGAAGGAAGCAACCGCTTCGACGGTGACGGCCTAGGCAACTCTGGCTACATCGGCGGGGAGTACATCTACTAGTGCCTAGGAAGTACATAGCCCCCCTCATCTTCCGAGTGATGAGCGAGACTGATCGCATTCTTCGAAACTTCGACGACCGCATCAGAGAGCTTGTGTCCATCTCCATCCTGGGAGGGTACAGAATCCGAGCGATTGAGCTTGAAGACGCTACGAACACGCCGATAGCACACAGGATCGGGCGAAGGGTAACCCTGCTGGCCTCACCCCCTATCGGTCCTTCGACATCGGGCCGGATTGAGGTTGTGGAGGATTCCCAGTTTGACCCTGATAAGTATGTTGTTCTCAAGGCTTCTGGCTATGGCCGTACGGTTACTGTGGACGCGTGGGTGTTCTAGAATGGCCGAGCCTAGGCAAATAGTCGACATCCCTCTAGCGGGTGGCCTCGACACAAAGACCGATGAGAAGGCCCTGCAGCCTCCGGGGCTGACGCTCTGCGAAGATGCGCAGTTTGACGACATTGGCGGCATGCAGCAGCGCCCTCAGTATCAGGCAATCACTGACGCAGCCGGCAACACTATCGACGACATCAGGAAGATCGTACCCTACGCCGATCAACTCGTCGCATTCTCTAAAGACAAGATTTGGAGCTACGCCAGCAGTGACGGGCTTTGGACCGACCGAGGCGACTACCTGGCAGTCAAGACCGAGGAGACTGGGCGCTTCGTTACGACTGGCGAACAGTACGATACCGACATGGCGAGCCTCCTAGGGGTGACGCTGTACTGTTGGGCTGAGGACACAATCGGAGGGGGCACACGCTCCTTCGTGGCAGGCGTAGACACGGCAACAGGAGCCGTCAAGCTGAGCACTCAGAGCATTCTAACGGGGGCTGTGAGGCCTCGCCTGATTGCTACGGCCTCCAAGATCTACCTGTTCTACATCGATCAACTCAACGACATCATGTACACGCGGCAGTACGACCCTGCCGGGGACCTCAGCTCGCCTTCTGAGGACTCGGTAGCGGTAACACTATGGGTGGCCTACGACATCGCTCTGAGCCTGGCGAACACCGAGGACGTCGTTGTAGCGATAGCGCGCAATGCCAACTACAACATGTACTTGATGGATGGCTCGACAGGGTTTAGCTCTGCCACTGTCAAGACGGGCAACGCTGTCTCTTGCATCAGCGTGTCTCACGACCCGACGACTACGACCCGGATCTGCGTGTCTCGAGATGACACAACGACGACGGTAGAATCCGACATTCTCAACTCTACGACGTTCGCCGACGTAGCAGCGGCCACGGCAGTAGGGACAGCCCCCGCGACAATCCTTCAAATCACTTCGGCCTACAACGACTCGAATACGTGTTCCGTCTTCTGGAGTACGACAACTACACCTGTCACCTCTGCGAACTTCATCACCGAGTGGAATACGACCGACAACGCGGGCTCCACGGGCAGCGAGGCAACCCTGGTAAGACGGGCTAGCATCGCGTCACACGCCTTCAGTCACGACGGCAGCATCTATCTGTGGCTTGTCTTCGGGTCCGCTAGCGATGGCATCCTGACCGCGCAGCTGCAGAACACATACTTCCTCTACCGCTCAGACGGGCACATCGCAGCGAAGGCCGTGAACAGCACTGCGGGGGGTCACGCAACCGACGCAGGAGCCCTTCCTTCTGTGACTAACACCTCAGGCAACATCTGGGAGTGGTGCGGCATCAGACGACGCATCATCCCTCTGGGTGAAGGACAGAAGGGCTACGCCGCTCAGTCGCCTCAGCAGATTGTGTTCACCTTCGATCATGCCAGTGCCCGACGTACTACAGAGCTCGGCGCGGCCCTCTACATTGCCGGGGGCTTCATCTCTCAGTTCGACGGGAGCAACCTTGTTGAGGTTGGCTTTCACAACTTCCCCTACTCGTTCGGCGCGTCGGCCTCAGGCTCAGGCGGCAACCCTAACGGCAAATACAACTATATCCAGGTCGTCTCTTGGTACAACGTCAAAGGGGAGTTTGAACGCAGCACTACAGCGACGATCACAGAGCAAACGGTAGTCAACGAGAAGATGTCGTTTAACACGACGCTTCCGCTGCACATCACTGCCAAGACAGGCGCAGCGGGAGAGGTGGCAATCGAGTACTTCCGGCAGATCGCAGCAGCAGCTGTGAACGCCCCTTACTTCCTGATCAACAGCAAGGACCCCTCCGCAACTGGGGATAACGGCTACGTCGAGAATGATCCAACGTCTTCACTCATCACATCGCCGGACGATGACATGGACGACGATGATCTAATCAAGCTTGAGCCCTTCCCTGAGAACGGGGGACTGACGCTCGCAAACCTGCCTCCTCCTCCTGCCACCATCATCGCATCGACACAGGACCGAGTCATCTTAGCGGGAATCCCCGCGAACCCTCACAGGGTTGTCTACTCACGGCTGAGAGGTGACAGCGAGATAGCCTCATTCAACGAGATCCTCTTCGTTGACCTACCTCCTGCAGGGGGGCCAATCTCAGGGATCGACTTCCTAAACGAGACGATGATCGCGTTCAAGGAGACTGCCATCTATGCCCTGAGTAACGACGGGTTTGACAATGCTGCAGGCGGCGTCAACTACGGGCCGGGCAGAGTCCTAAGTAGCGACCTGGGAGCTATCAGTGCTGAGGGCATCGTGCTCACTCCGAAGGGACTTCTCTACAAGAGCTCCAAGGGTTGGTACCTCCTCAATCACGGCTGGCAGTCTACCTACGTCGGCGGGGCAGTTGCAGACTTCGACGATGACACGATTGTCTCTGCTCACTCGATGGAGTCTCAGCATCAGGTGCGCATCGTTACCGACAACCGTACTCTGATGTGGGACTACCTTGTCAACGAGTGGTCTGTCTGGGGTATCTCGAGCGCTTCGGCTTGCATGTTCGGGGGGCTGCATCACTACGTCAACTCAACCGAAGACGGGTTGTTGGCTCAGGCTGCCACTCACTCAGGGGCAGGCGACCTTCCAGCGCTTGACGTTGAGACGGGATGGATCGCTCTGGCTGGGCATCAGGGCTACAAGCTAGTGCGCGGGATTCTCGTGCTCGGCGAGTACCTGGCAGCCTGTGACATGCGAGTGAGAATCGCCTACGACTACGCTCAGACGGCAGCGGGAGCCACATACGTAGACGATAAGACTTGGACAATCAGCCCTACAACAGTCAACGGGCCCCTGCAGTTACGCGTCGGGCCCTCTCGCCCTAAGTGCCAGGCAATTAAGGTCCGCATTACAGCGCAAGCAGTAGGCGCGGCGTCAGCCCCTATCACAGCAGCATTCAACCTAACGGCGCTCAGCCTTGATGTAGCGCTCAAGAAGACGGCAGTAGCTCTGCCAGCAACACAGAAGCAGTAAGGAGTCGATCATGGGACTCGGTAATCAGCGGAACAACAACATCAGAAGGCTTCAGCACGGCGCCGAAGGTACACCCGGCACGGTGTTCGATCGCCTGTACGGCCTGGGGAAGCGCGCTGCCAGCGGAGCCGTTGAGGGTGTCAAAGATATTGCCGAGTGGTACGACGACGCCACGACTCGCGGCAAGGAGGAGGCTAATCAACTCAGAGAGCAAGCTGGCACTGTCGGCGGGCGGGCTGCGACATCCTACGATCAGTTCCAATCGCTCGGAGGCGAGGCCAACACAGAGCGCGACTACCTACGCCGAATCGCCCGAGGCCAGGAATCAGTCTCTGCTCAGAACCTTCAGAACTCGCTGCAGCAGAATCAGGCAGCCCAGCAGAGTATGGCGGCAGGCGCTAGACCTGGTAACGCAGCAATGGCGGCCCGTCAAGCGGCGATGAACGCAGCGAGGCAAGGAGCAGGGCTGGCCGGGCAACAGGCCACAGCGGGCATTCAGGAGCGCCAGGCAGCCCAGCAGAGTCTGGCTAACATGCTCATGCAGCAACGGCAGCAGGAACTCTCTAGTCAGCTAGGGTCTCAGGGCCAATCGCTCGGGGCCTACGAGCAGCTCTACAGTGGGGCTATAGGCCAGCCTACCGGCGCTGAGAAAGTAACACAGTGGGTTACCGACCTCGCGAAGTGGCGTGGGATAGGCAAGGGTAAGTAATGCCGGACGATCTATTCAGTGACGAGGCCCTAGATCCGGCGCAGTACCTCAACGACATGACGTCAGCCGTTGAGTATGACCCCTATTCCGGGGATGAAATCCCTGTTGTCGATCTTGAACTGCCGAGTGCTGAGGGCTTCATCGCTGACAAGCAGGCACAGGAGGCTGCTGCTTTTGCTGCTGAGCACGAGGCGGCAATGATTGCTGACGCTGAAGCTGTGGCACCGATGGCCCCAGAGGGGAACGTGATCTCGTCCTTTGTTGAACCCGACGCTGTCTCAGGAGCTGCGGGCCCCGACTGGACTCCCGACTTCCTGCCAGACGCTATCAGCGGGGCCCCTGACGTCATCGACTTCGGGCCCGAGCCTGAAGAGGTCTTCTTGCCCGGCCCTGAAGGGGAGGACTACGCTGCTGAGTATGCTGCTGAGTATGCCCCTGCGCCGTGGGATGAACAGCCGATGGACGTTGAGTTCGCTCCCGACGCCGGCCCCACTCCCGAGGACCCTGGCGACTACAGCAACATGGCTCTAGCACAGGCGATGTTCGACAGGCAGCGGGAGCACGATGCCGTGCGCCGAAAGATGGAGTCAAAGGTCAATCAGGACCGGATCGCAGCAGCGCAGGGAGAACTCGAGATCATCGAAGACACTCACCGAGTGTTCAAGAAAGACACCGAGGATCTGATTCATAGGACGAGGGAACTTGGCAAGAAGGGCGTGGACAAAGACCGATGGTGGAGCAGTCGCAGTGCAGGCCAGAAGCTAGCCCTCCTGTTCTCTGCCATCGGCGACGGGCAACTAGGGCTCATCAGCGGCAAGGGCGGGAACGCGACCTTTGACCTCATCTCCAAGGAGATTGACAGAGACATCGAAACGCAGAAGTACAATTTAGAGCAGGACCGAGGCCTCCTACAGGATGAGCAAGGCCTTGTGAGTCAACTCTACAAAGAGACGGGCAGCATGGCGTCGGCAGTGCACGGCGCCAAGCTAACGATGCTCGCCGGTATCGAGGCAGACATCAACAATCAGGTCGCAGCGCTAGACCCTGAGGGCACACAGGCTCTACAGAAGGAGGCGCACAAGCGAGAGATGCAGGCTGGGATGGCTGCGGCAGCGACAGCCTTCAAGCAGCAACGCCGCAAAGAGGCGAAAGAGACCGCTGACCTCAAGATTAAAACCCTTAAGGCTGATGCAGAGATCGCAGAGAAAGAGGCATCGGCAAAGCTGAAGCTTGCACAGGCAGCTAAGGCATCAAGGCGCGGCACAGGAGGTGGCGGTGATGTAACTCACTCCCCTCAGGCGTGGCAGGCACACTTACGACTTCCAGACGGGCACCCTGCTATTCCTACGGCGCCTATGAGTCAGAAGCAGTACGACAAGTGGGCGGGCCACATGCAGAAAGCGCAGGGGCTAGCACCTTCCGAGAAGGACGAGGCAGCTACCAAAACGGCGGAGAAGCGGCTTGGGCTAGTAGCTGCACAGACCGAACTCACGGAAGCTCAAACGAAGGGGTGGCCGGGCGGCGTCATCTTTGGCATGGGCAGCCCTTCAGGAGGCGTCTACAAGAACAAGGACGGAACTCCTTGGACAATGGATCCAAAGAACCCAGAGCGTAAGGAGGTCTCTGCCCTGATTAAGGCAGCCGAAAACGCCCGATGGGTTCAGGACAGAATCATTATCGCTCGGAACACATACGGCGGGGAGTTGGCAATCACAAGATCGAAGGCCTACCAGGAGCTACGCAGCCTTCAATCTGGGGCTGATATGGAAACCTTCGTAGGCTTCAACCTTGGCGCCCCTTCCGCTGGCGATCAGGAGTTGGCCGGAGGCATCAGGGGTAACACCGACGCGTGGAGCCTTGTGTTTGACCCCAATCACGGGTTCAAGGCCTGGGCCGACAGGATTGAAGCGAAGGCGCTGGTAGCGGCTAGGCACAACGGCTACACAGGGAAGACGCTCGAGCTCCCACGCATGAGAGCAGCGACCCAGTCCGAGAGGAAAAAGGCTCAGGTGTTTGCCGACCTGGAGGCGTCTGTCCTTCCAGGGGAAGAGGTCACAGACGAGGTGATCGAGAATATCAGGGGGGATGTCGAGGCTCTGACCCAGAAAGGCCTAGACCCTGTCGAAATACAAAGAGTCCAGGGGATCCTAGACGTTGTCGGGAGACAGGCGGGGATTCCCAGAGAGACTATCTTCGAACTAGGAGAGCCGCTGTTCGTTCCGCACATGACACGCAGGGTGGGCGAAGCAGCAGAGGCATCTGGCGGGAAGAGCGGCTTCAAGTTCGACTTTTTCGACCTAGACCTATCTCCCGAGGAAAAGTGGTACAAAGTGAGGTTTGAGCGGTGAGCGACAACCTTGTAACAGTCACGCACAAAGAGACGGGGAAGAAGTTCCGTGTCTCTAAGGCGCGCGCCTCTGCTCTGGCGACAGGCAACGCGAGGGAGGCCTATCAGTTCCCTAGCGATCTACAGGTTACCGTCGTAGAGGACGATAGGACTTTCGAGGCGTCGCAGGCTGACGCGGAGCAGTACATCTACGGCGGTGCGCGAGCTGAGACGAGGGGTGAGGCTCAGGGCCGTGAGCAGCAGGCACGCAAAGAACGAGAGCACAGCGGCGTTCTCTCGGGCACAAGAGCCGTCCTAGAGTCTGCCGCTGACACTGCAACAGGCGGCGCCTTCGGTTGGGCTATGGGCGATGTCATGGGCCCCAAGTTCCGCGAGAAGAGAGAAGAGCTGCACGACACACGCTCGACCCTCTCAGCTGTCGGTGCTGTCGGTGGGCTGGTAGTCCCTGGCATGGGTGCCATCAGTGGGGCCGGCAAGGCCGGGAAGCTTGCACGTGCCCTCCCTGCGGGCAAGGCGGCTCAGCATGCTCACAAGATCGGAGGGATTAAGGGTCTCATCGCTGAGGGTGTGGCAGTCGGAGCGTTGCAGTCGGGGCACGATATACAGTACATGGAGGGCGACCTTGGAGCCGAAGAGATATCTTCCGTCTACCTACACAACATGGCAATCGGTGGGGCTACGGGCGGCGTCGTCGGCGTCGGCGGCAACCTCATCAAAGGATTCACGAAGGGCGTAGGGCGCGCCAAGAAGCTCGCTGACGACATTCACGCATCGGCTCTCGAAGGCAAGGCAACGGCAGAGATTGCTGAAGACCTGGCGGTCATGGATGCCTCACAGTTACGTCACGCCAAGCTGGCAGAGCAGGAAGCGATAGGCGCCAAGCTGGCACAGGATGCTGAGGCATACGCGTCGCAGTCGGCGCAGGTTGACCCTCTTCTCATCGCTGAGGGTGCCGGCACGGGGGCGAAGAGAGTTCTGGTGCGCACGAAGAACAGTATTCGACGTGCCCTCGATGACCCAAAAGGGCTGGCTGGGAGGCCTAGCACGATAACGAAGGCCCTCAGGGAAGAGGAGAAGATCCTTCGTAAACTAGTGAGCAAGCAGGACGATATCCTCGCAAAGATGCAACGTGCCGATGTCACCCTCTACAAGAAGCTGGGAGCTAAGGGCGTTGTTCAAGGCGCGGCAGCACGCAAGTACGGAAGCTACGCGGGGCGCAACGTCACGAAGCCCCAGGCTGCTGAGGGCATCAGGCTGAGCGCTGCCGAGATGACAGGCTTCAAGAAGGCACTGCTCAACGGGGAACTCAAGGGCGCTAGGGTCCAGTCTATGGAAGGTATCCCCGCGCTACTCGAGCGCAACCTAGCCTATCAGAATGAGGCGATGGCCCTGATGAAAGGCACGGCCCCAAGGCTTGAGGCTATCGCAGTGGCAGATGATGCCCTGAAGACGGTCGGCAAGGCTGAGAGCTCAATGGAGCGGCTTGCGGGGAATGCCGTGTATGGCGGGGCTTACGGAGCACTGGCTTCTGTGGGGGTCCCTCCAATCGTAGCGGCCCCTCTCGCATCGGCGGGCGGCAAGATACTGGGAGACCTAGTGTTCAAGCGAGGCTCCAAGGCCGTAGCGGCAGCCTCCCTACGTAAAGACGCGGCCATCGCCAAGCTCTTCGAAGTAGGCGGCAAGGTTGGCAGGGTGGCACCCCCAATTGCCACCCGAGTCCTAGCGGCCACTACCTTCGCTCCCGAGCTACCTCAAAAGGTCAAGAAGCCGAAGACCCTAGGAGGCCTCTACAAGGCCCGTGAGCAGGAGATTCTCTCTCAGGTCACAATGGGCCCCAACGGGATTACAATGCGCCCAGAGGCCAGGCAGGCGCTTGCTGACAGCCTCAGAGGAGTGAGGGCTGTGTCCCCTGTCCTTGCCGACAAGATGGAGACAGCGAAGAATCGTGAGGTCTCCTTTCTTGCCAAGAAGCTACCGAAGAAGCCCGACTTTCTTCAGCACGTAGCCGGCCCCTATGACTACGTCCCAAGCAAGACGGCGATGAGGACCTTCGCCCGATACGTGGCAGCAATCTCTGACCCTAACGGCGTCATTGAGCGCCTAGCCGATGGGACCCTTTCGCCCGAAGACGCAGAGGCCTATCGCGAGGTCTACCCCGAGCAGTACGCCGCAATACAGCGCAGCATCATCGAGGAGATTGCAAAGCTTCGCAAGCAGCTCTCGTACCCCAAGCGTCTCTCTCTGTCGATCTTCAGCGGCGTAGCAGTAGACCCCGCACTAGACCCCCGAATCTTCAAACACCTTCAAGCGCAATTCACTAACGAGCCAGGCAGCGAGGGCGGCACTCAGGCGCCGACACCTCAGCCTCAATTTGGCTCAGTCAAGAACCCCGAGGCAACACCCGGTCAAGAGAGAGCAGGCTAAGACATGGCACGTACAATCCAACCCCTTTCACAGAATGCCCGAGTCGTGGCGTTCCCTCACCTTGCCGTCGAGATGACTGCAGAGAGTGATGCCCTCGCCATTGTCACAGCAGCCAACTGGATCAACGTCCAAGGCTGGCGAACGACGCTGGGAGTCAATCAGGATCACTCGGGGCTCTTCGTGATCGATGAGCAGTTCTTCGAGAGCTACCCCGCCTTCGAGGCGATGCTCTGGTGTGACGAGGCTGAGACCCTCTCAAGCGTGGCACTCTACGCTGCGAGGCTGGCCCCTATCGTAATCGCCGATGACACGTTCACAAGCTCAGGCTCAGACGCCGTCAATACTGCAGTCGCTCACGGCATGCTCACAGGTGACGGGCCCTTTGTCCTGAGTTCTTCCACAACGCTACCCGCTCCGTTCGTTGCTGGCACACCCTACTGGGTTGAGAAGACAGCAGCGAACACCTTCGAACTCTACACGACCCGAGAACTGGCAATTGCAGCGGGTGGGGGCATCGTCACAACTGACACAGGCACAGGCACTCACACGATTGCCGACGTTCAGAGCTCGCTGAACAAAGACGACGACACGCAGCGCATCTACCAGGCCTTTGTTGGAGACCTGAAGGAAGGCAACAACATCGTCGTAGGCGTTCAGACTGCACACGTCGAGCGCATCGAACACTCTCCGCTCGATCTCTACTACATACTGCTAGCGACAGGTGCAGGGTCGACGACTATCACGATGAGACTGACTCCGATCATGGGAGGCACTAGGTAGTGAGGAATCGGCGCCGTATACGTCACAAGGGAGGCTTCCGCTGTCGAGGCGGGGGTCTCATATCGCCGGGCGGGGGATTCGTCGCTGTGCCAATCGCTGAAGCCGGTGGAATAACGCTTGATACCCTCAGCCCCGCTGACATCGCAGCGCTCACGGGGTTCGCCGAGCCAACGTGGATGGTTCGTGGTGGCGATGCTGCAGGGGCATTGGACCTTGTTGGTTCCGACGACCTCACCGACAGCGGCACCCCCACAAAAGAGAACGCGGACACCGCCCTCGCTGGCACAACTACGGTAATGGACGACAACACGACCGACGCGATGGACGCAGCAGCGAACACTGTCCTGGACGTCGCTTCCGAGACCATCACTGTCATGTGGATCGGAAAGTTCGCCGCTGCCAATTCTGCAATCCGTCACGTCTGTGGCAAGCGAGCGTCGGCAGGTGGCAATTACGGGTGGGAGCTTCAGAGTGCCGCGTCCGGGTCCAACAATCAGTTTCAGTGGATCGCCGACTCACCCTCCGGCATCGACATCGAAGCAGTCGCAGTAGATCACGGCACTACTAACGCTCAGGTTGTAGTCTGTACTCGGAGTTGGGCGAACAATCTGGTGGGCATCTGGACCCGCGAAGGCACAAGTAGCGGCGCCAGGATTCAGGACAGCATGACGAACACAGCCACCTTCGCCATGGGGCAACAGCGGATCACAGCAGCCCCCTGCAGCCATGGGGCGCTTGCAGTCTGGATCGGTACAGACGGGGACTGGAGTGCCACAGCAGCAGACTTCGAGACAGCTCGTCTGGCAGTTGCAACAGCGCTGGGGTACGAACCGTAATGTTCAGAACAGAACTAGACGCACACATCACTGCCGCCTCAGCAAAGGGCCGATCGGCGGGGTGGAGCCTCAAGCTTGACCGCGTAGCGAAAACCCTGACTGTCTCCAACAAGAACGGCCGAGTCGCCCGTATCACAGCAACGGGGGCGATCCTCAAAATGAACCCCGACGACCTGGTGGGGGAGTTTTTGGGCGACACTATCACTGAGGTGCGAAAACGGAGGCAAGTATGACCGAATCAACAGCAACACGACGACCTCGAGACACGAAGAGCTTCCGCATGCAGCAGCCGAAGCTCACCTCTGTGCTAGCAGTGCTGGCGATGGCTGTAACCCTGGGCACTCTCGTCTGGACGATGGCAACGCTCGTCAGCAGCAAGGCAGACAAGGACACGGTACACGTCATCAAGACCGACGTTGAGATCATCAAGGTGAGGCAGGAACTCTTCATCGAATCGGTGCGCCCTGGGCTAGTGGAGAGTGCTAAGTAATGGCGATTGGCTACAACTACCCTGGCAGCATCAAGAACAGCACTGAGGCCGTGCTTGCCAACGCTGCCGTGTTCACGGGTGAGGCGGAGGCCCTCTCGATTACCGAAGACACTCAGTCAGTGACAGTCGTTGCGAGGGCTGATGAGGCAAGCGCTGTCGATGGGCTGCAGCTTCAGTTCTCGGCAGACGGAACGAACTGGGACATCTCACACGACTTCTCTGTGCTCGCCGACGACACGAAGACTATCAGCGTTCCTCTACGCCTTCGCTACTTCCGAGTCATCTACACGAACGGGGGTGTCACGCAGACAGAGTTCAGGCTGCAGACACGCTTCAACAAGGTGGCAGTTCCGGATCTCACCTACCCCGCTCTTTGCACGCTCCCCTTGACGAACGGGGGAAGCTCCAACTTCGCCGTAGACGGTAGCGGCACCCCCGTCGCCTTCTCCTCCGTAGCGTCAGGAAGGGCGGCCATCTACCGCGCTATCTTTGCCTGGGAGGATTCGGGGGTCTTCAGGGCAGAGCAGTTTGCCGCGTTCGGAGCAGCGCTAGCTAACGGCTGCGAGTTTGAGTACACGCGCAACGGGGTTACAATCGACCTTCTAGGGGGCGAGAAGATCACAAACAACTTCGACCTCTCTCGTATGGCCTATGACACAGAGCTAAAGGACTGGGGGTCTGGCAACAAGTTCCTTGTGGCACGCCTCAGCTTCTTCAAGTTTGGGGGTCCACTGATCCTCAAGACGGGGGACTCTGTAACCTGGCGGGTGAACGACGACCTGACGGGCCTCGTCTCAGGCTCGGTCATCTGCATGGGAGAGGACCTATGACAGAGATTCTACTGCTTTACATGGTGTTGTCGATGATGTCGCGGGACTTGCCGCAACTGTTCAGGCTGTGGAATGATGGGCACAAGAAGAAGATGCGGATTCTCGAAAGGAAGACACAGAATGTACAAAGCAATGAGAGATATTCTAGGAGAGATCCTCACGAGCAAGAAGGCGCTAGCGACACTGGCGGGCCTACTCGTGCTGATATTGTCACGGGTTGGGGTGGACATCGAGGAGGGCACAGTCAACAAAGTGTTGGCGATCCTAGCCGTGTTCGTCGTCGGCAACGGGATTGCTGACATCGGAGCGCCTGCCGTTAAGATTGCCGCTAAGACTGAGCCTGAGTAATGGAGTGGCTGAGCGATAGCCTAGTGTGGCTCATTCCTGCGCTCTGGGGCGCCGTGGAGGGCTGGCGTCGTGCTCGGGGTAGCAAGGCAGAGAAAGCTTACGCGGCTGCCACAGAGGCTCATCAGCGTATCAAAGCCGCACAGTGGGACAAGGCCACGGCTGACCTTGAGAACATCGCTGACAATGTCCCCGAGTTAGTGGAGGGCTGGAAGGCTGAGTTCAAGGCTGCCGAAGACAACTGGCAGAGCTTACGACCTGGCGCGAGGAAGCCCAAGTGAGGTACCTCGTCCTACTCCTGCTCCTCTCCTGCAAAACGTCGGCGACTGTCACGATAGGAGTCACCGCTACGGCAGACTATGAGCGGCCGACGAAGGCAGCGATGCGCCTGTGGAATAGCTTCGTCGGCTGTGACTTCTTCGTCCCCGGAAAGGACGTGCAGATCAAGAGCTCAGACGGTACGGGGGTTATGCTGCCGGAGCACGCTGCAGCCACATTCCAAACTCCGAGGGGCTGGGAAATTCACGTCTCGTATCCCGGAGACCTTCACGATCAGGCGTGCATCATCGTTCACGAGTTAGGTCACGTGCTAGGCCTGCAGGACGGCGCTCCGTTCGGGGCCATGTCCTACGAGTGCCCCGACTTCATACGCATCAGGGACGACGACGTTGCTATCGTCAAGGCACGGCACTGCAAGTGATACCCTTCGCCCCAATCACATTCTTCGTCGACTGGCTGACGACTGACAAAGAGTGGCGGCGAACGAAAGCCCGTGACCCTTCGACGATCGGCGTTGAGGCGTTGCGCGTAGCCCGAGGGGAACTCGGCAAAGGTGAGAGCGGGGGCAACAATCGGGGCGATGACGTCGATCGCTATCGGGGAAGCCTCAGAGGGACAGGCGCTTGGTGCTCGGCCTTCGTCGGGTATTGTCTGGCTCAGGCATGCCAGCGTCTCGTGAGGGCTATGCCTGTTCAGCGCAGCAATGGAGCCCGGCAACTGTTCAGGCGAATCGTCACTGTCGGCTGGAAGGTCAAGTATCACGACATGCAGCCCGGAGATGTAGTGCTGTTTGCCCGAGGCCCTGAGGGGAGCTGGAAGGCACACGTCGCCTTCGTGTCTCAGGTGCGCCGAAGCACAACAGGGCGCGTGACCCGCTTCTCAATCATCGAGGGCAACGCAGGAAGTTACCCTGCCAGGGTGCGTGAGATCGAGGCTACGAAGAGGAAGCGTCGGATTGGGTTTGCGCGAGTCTGACCCACGACGTTGTGAACTCCCACTTCCAGTACTCCCACGCGTGGCCCAGCCGAGGCAGGACGCTGTGATGCGAATCTACCAATCCTGTTGGAAGCCTGTAGTCTCGAGTCTTCTTAGACCACTTGAGTACAGCAACCCTCGACGCTTCCATGTCAGCGCCTGAGTTCATCGGGCCCGAACCGGCCTCTTCGTAGATGTCCAGCATCACGGCGATCTCGTCGTCACTGCACCCAGCCCAAGCTGCCTGCCTGAAGATCGACGCATCCCGCCTCATAACTCTGCCGTAGATCCTCTTATTATTCTGCTCAAGCGTCGTCATTAGGCCCCTCGATACACACCTTGCACATGTGCCTCCCGCTGCCTCCCCAGAAGTGGCCTTGTTCTAGCCACCAACTGAGATCGTCATGGCCCACGGCTCGCTCGTTCTTACCGTGCCAGTAGATCGTCTTGCACTTGTCGCAGCGTACGCCTAGCACAGTGTCTTCGTCAGCCTTAGGTAGGCAGTCTCGGCAGACCGTAGCGACGTGATGCTCGTTCCTGTTGCTCGCCTCAAACCGAAAGACCTCACGCGCCTCAACAGTGGCCATGCAGCACTTGCACATTTGAACGCGGGACATCTATCCACATTCCTCCGTAGCCCGATCCATACAGGCGCCTAAGACAACTTCACCGCCACACTCCACGCACTCAGCTAGCTGCTCCCCTGTGCCCCTACAGCGCTCACAGGGGTGATGATTGAAGCAGCCCCCGCAATAATCGCACGCGTGTGAGCAGATGTTGTCACCGTCGAAGCCTCCCTCGCCTGAGCACTCTGAGCACTCTTCCTTGTCAGGGCCGGCTGGGGGTTGTTGCCAAGACTCAGGCATTGCCCTTGACCGGAGTACTTTCGAGATCGCGGTCGAGGGCCAGGGCTGCCTGCCGATGAAGCCCCTCAGCCACACGAAGGGCATTCGACGGGTCGAGGTCGGTGACAGTATCTGCAACCCCCGAGGGGTCAGCGAGCACTAGGATGAAGCGCAGTTCCTCAAGGTCTGTTGCATCGATTGCCTTCGTGAGGCTTTCGGCAAGCGCTGCCATTAGTAGACGTATCTTCTGCTTTTTCTCAATCATATCTCCACCTCAATATCATACATGGCACCGCAAGCGTTGCAGCCCATAGCCATAGCCAACACACTCATCGCGTAGGCTCGAAGGGGCAGTCAGCGTACCGATGCCCAGTCTGCCCGCACAGGTCGCAGGGCTGACTCACGCAGCACTTAGCGGTGTGCCCCTGCCGATGACACACGCCGCACAGGCGTCCCGAGTTGTACGCGGCAGGGTTGCTCAGGGGGACTGCTGCGGCCACTCTCCTCGCTCTGAGGTTTGAGGCCTCCCTCGCTCTACACCTGGCGCACCTGGCATAGCCGAGAGCAGGGGCGCTACAACTGATGCACCTATCCTCAGCCCTCATCTTCTGCCTGTGGGCCTTGTGCCACGCCTTGCTCGCCTGCCATGCCATTAGTCAATCTCCTCTTGTGTCATCGCTACGACGTCCCTGTGCATCTTCTCGGTGGCCCTCAGCCCCTTGCCCTGCTTCTGCCACACTTTCCTCCAAGCAAAACACATCTCCTTCCACATGCGCGCCCTCTCTCGATAGGCGTCGCGTGAGCGGTGAATGGGTAGCTTGCTACGGAAGAGCGGCTTTGGGGCAGCGGCTTCACGGGCTTCTATGTTGACTCGAAGGGCTTCGACTAGGTCTCGAAGGGCGTAGAGTTGCTCTCGGATCTGGGCGTTGAGGCACTGTGAACTCATTGGTCTTCCTTCCCTTCTAGGGCGTATGCGTCTCGCAGGAGGTTGCGGGCCTGACCCCCCGCTGTGTTGGCTTTCTCTAAAGCCTCTGCCGCATCACGCCATGCGTTCCTTAGTCCGTAGAGCATGGCGAAATCATCCCTATACCTGTTGATTTGGTCCTCGAGTTCCCCTAGAGGGTAGCACCATCCGTCCTCGCTTCCGTGGCCACAGCAGTCGTCACAGGCGAAAGCAATAGGGCTGTCGTCACCCTCGTGGCAGCCGAAGCACACAGCTTCACCCACTGCACAATGGCCACAGTCAATCTTACTCTTTGTGCTCATCAACTACCGTCCCTTCCTTCTTCGTCGATCCATTTCGAAGGCGAACCTCTTCAAGGATTCTCTCAACACACGGAGCAACAGGCCCCTTGTGCTCCTGGGCCTTCACAGCCCGAGTGATACCGGCCTTCGTCGCCTTGCGTGTCACTGCCATGTCGGCGGGGCCTTGCCCTAGCTGAGCCCTGATGACCTCGTAGGTGATATCCCCATCTAACTGCTCGTTGCCCTTCTTCGTCCGAGCCCCGAAGACGCGCCCTTCACCGAGAGGAATCGGGAACTCTGAGGCATATCCGAAGATGGCGCCCTGCACCTTGTTGAGCATGGCCTTCATCTGTAGATATTTGCTGTATAACTCAAAGGCATTCTCGGAGGTGATGCGGATTAGGTCGGAGGAGCCTGAGGTCTTCATCATCTGCCGAAGGAGCCCCATCTTCGCAGGGCAGGCGTCAAAGGCCGGGCAGTAGCGGCAGTGCTCCCCCTCAGTGACAGGGACAGGCCCCAGGCCCTCAGCAACAGCAGCCTTCTTCTGCAGCTTCACGACCCTGCCAATCGCGCCCTGAAGAGTCATCTCAAAGTCTGCCAAATCAAAGGCGTCAACGATGGCCTTGTTGCGGAAGTTCTTCCCGTCTCGGATGTTGATGATTTCGAGCACGGCTGAGTCCTTGTTGTAGACTTTCGAGGCACACATTGCCGCGAAGAGTAGCTGAGGGTTCTCCTTGGCCTTGACGTAATTGAAGCCTTTATAGTCGCCCAGGTAGGCCGAGCCTGAGCTCAGCCCGAGAGCATCAATCGTCCCCGGTATCTCGTTGGGCTTCAGCTTTGAGTAGTCGCGATTCATCTCACGCCCGAGCTCTCGGGCCTCACCCGTACGCCAGTTCCAAGCGAAGGCGACCTCGGGGGCTAGCTTCGTCGGGAGCCCCGTCAGGTCAATGTCCTCGCACATCTGCCTGTGCTCCTCGTCGACTGTGAGCAGTGCCTTCTCTTTGCCGACCTTGCCGACTGTCGAGAGGTAGAGGTGACGAGCGATGCCTGAGTCTGCCCAAGTGCTGTGCCGCTTTACTTGAGGTAAGGCCTCGGAGCCGGGGCAGGCGATGACGCGGGCCAGGGCTGAGGCGCTAATCATGCCTTGAACTCCGCCGTCTTCACGCCCCAGGCTTCGATAGCATCCCTATACTCCTGAGAGCCCTTGTCTAGCTCCTTTAGGCCCTTCAAGAGCGTCATCTGCTCCTCTCGGGTCTGAGTAGCGCGAATCATGTCAGCGGGCGTTAGGATGGGCTGAGCGAGGGCTACATCGACTATCCTCTGTTCCTCGCCGTCGAAATACCTAGAGGGCAGCGCCTCGGACAGGGCTCCAACAGGCTCAGGCGCTGCAACAGGCTCAGGCGCCTCAAAGGCCTCGACATGAGTAGCGATAGCAGGCTCCAAGTCTTGCGCCTCTTCGGAGCTAATCATCCCCCTCAACACGTCAGGGTAGACGTCCTTCGCAAGGAAGGCCTTACACCGAGCCTCCAACATGCGAGCGGGATACTTCTTGTAGTTCTCGTTCCTCAGTAGGTTAGCGTCTTTGGCCTCCTCTATTGTGAAGCTCATGCTCTGCTCGGGGTTGCCCTTGCGCTTCGTCATGTACGTCACTTTTGTAGCAGAGCGCTCAACACAGACGAACTTCTCGCACAGACCCGAGGCCCAACACAGCCCTACCATCGAGGCAGCGTAGAGCGTTGGACGCCCCTGAATGACGCTGATAGAGTTGAGCACTGTCACAGGAGGGAGGCCCAACTCGATGCCGTAGGTGATGGCGAGGAACACATCGGCAGGCCTGCCCCTGAACTCCTTCGGGACGAGGGCGCTCTTCGCCAGGTGATCGGCCATTGTCGTAGCCTCAGAGATTGATGCGGGCACTAGGCCCTGGGGTCGATTCATGATTGCTGTTACCTCGTGTTTCATCATACTTCCCACTCCGCCTTAAGCACCTTAATCTTCCAGACGCTCAGCGTGATGAACACCTTGACGTCGCCGGGCGCCTTCTCCCAGCAGCGGCCCTGAAGATTGAAAGTCACCTCAATCTTGTCACCTACGCACAGCCCGTCCATTGTCTCGATGCGCTTGTTTGATGCCTCAAAGATGAGGTGTTGGGGGTAGTCTCCGGGCGTCGTCATCACGAACTCTTGTTTTGTGAACTTGTCGGTGATGACCTGCTCATTTCGAATGTCGGTGACTGTCCCTGTTGCCTTGTATGATGTGTCGCTCATGAGATCACCCTACGCGCACCCTATGACAGTTCGCAAGAGCAAAATGAGCTATTCGAAACTTGATGAAACTTTCCTCCTGTGCAAGTGTGACACCTATGAAGATCAGAAAAGTACTGCTTGAGGCAATGGACCAATCGCCCCTGACCTATGAACAACTCGGCAAACTGCTCGGAATCTCTGAGTCTGCCGTGCATAAGAAGCTGCATCACGAGGGGAAGATGTGGGTCGTAGAGGCTGAAGCGATGGCCAAGATATTTGGAATCACTTTTTCCTGTGAGTGGGCGCGATGAAGTTAGTTGAGCAGAACGACAGGCGTGCGGGGAACTTTGCTGATGGGCTCAGGGAAGACTTCAGCGGAGCAAGAAAGCTATCGGAAGAGGAGATCTCTGTTGCGCTGGATGTGCTAGAGGAGCGCGGCACGGATGCCTACCTCGACTGGGTAGGTGACGGCGTGTGCGAGTGTGCCTACTGTGAGCTACTCCTCAGCAGGCTAGAATGGGAGAGGAAACAATGAGCATCGACGCCGACCTGGTACAAGGCCTGTTGACGATCCCCGAGCTGCTTGAGGCTCACGGGTTTGAGGTGAGATCTCATAAGGGTGAGGCACGTTACAACGACTGCCCCTCATGCGGGACGGGGGGAAGGGGTAAGTTCACGGCTGCCGATGATGTCTGTCTGTGCCACGCTTGCGGGTTCGCAGGGAACGTCTTCGCTGTGATGGGGGTACTGATGGACCTCGATCACATCAAGCACTTCAGGCGCATCCTAGAGGCCTGTGCGGCCCTCGCAGGAGTTGGGGGCGACTACGACGCCTCAGAGCTCAAGGCACGCTTAAAACAGCGGAAGAGGCTCATGAGTGACCGGAACGTGAAGCTTGCGGCAGAGAAGGCAATTGCCGAGAGAGGCGCGCGCCAGGTTTGGGACAAGCTCAGGAAGCACAGCGACTTGGGGCGAGAGTATGTAGCGTCGAGGGGGGTTCTCCCTCAGCAAGCGGGGCGAGAGTTGCGCTTCACCCCCAAGTCAGTGTGCCTGCCCCTATGGCGTGACAACGAGGTAGTGAACATCGTCGGGCGGCGCTTCGACAAGGGGCAGCCGAAGATTAGAGGCCTCGATCGATGTGGGACACGGGGTACGTTTGGACGGCCCGTGAGGAAGAGGGGAGAGTACGGATGCGTGGTCATCGTCGAGGGCTTCTTCGACTACCTGAGCGCGAGGCAGATGAGGCCCGACACCCTAGTGCTCGGCGCTCACGGCTGTAATAATCTGGCCTACGTTGCCGAAGTAGCGGCAAAGGTTATTGCAGGGACTAACGCCAGTCTGCTACTAGTGACTCATCAGGACGAAGCGGGGGAAGGGGCTATGACGAAGGCAAGGGAAGCAGCGATCGAGGCAGGGGTCAGCCCTATGTCAGTGCAGCGCTTCGACGTTGACGAGGGCTGCAATGACCTCAACGATCACATGCTCAGATCGGATCGGGGCTTAGCTTGATCTCTTCCCCCCTTACCATCTCACTCCTGAGATCAATCAAGGCAGTCTCGAAGGGGCGTTTCGGAAAGGTCTTAACCTTGCCTCAACTTCGCATCATCATCTCTTGCCTTGGGGAAGTTCACCCTATCGTCAGAAGCTCGCAGAGCGAGTATGGACACATGTGTAACACGGTTTTCAGAAAAAAGTTCACACCGTTCGCCTATCCTGCCCACATCACAAGGATTCGGCCCCTACAAAATCCTTGACACAATTCCTAACGCAAGGCGGCAATTGTTATGAAGACTACAGATAAATCACACGGTGAAGCATGGCGAAACGTTACTCGTTTGGTGGCCCTCGATTGTGAGGCCAGAGGCGAGTACATCAAATCACGGCGGCTACATCGAGAGGTGATAGCTGACGCAATCCTGGAGGCCCGAGAAAATGGCAAGAAGCAAATCGAAGAAGAGCAACGGCAAAACACAGGGGGAACTCGACGGGTTCGAGAAGCCCTCGATACCTGAGTTAGATGACGCCTGCTCGGCACACCTGAAGGCGCAAAAGGCAGAGAAGAAGGCAAAGGACAAGGCGTCGTTCGCCAAGTCCGTAGTCAAGTCCCTGATGCTCAAGTACATGGAGGCCGGGAGCCTTGAGCCCGACGCTGATGAGAATCACGTCTACGGGTACGCAGACGGAGATCAAGAGAAGGTGTTCAAGATTCGGCACGATGACGTGCTGACTGTCGTCAACGCGAAGAAGCCCGTGCTTGAGGTTGTCGGGGAGATCGGTTGAACTATATCGACGAGATAGCCAAGGACATCGGAGACCGCTGCGGCATGATGATGTCAGCGGGGTCCGATGCGTTACTACTACGCATCTATGCGGTGCTCTGCCTGGTCAAGGGTACTAAGACAAGCAGGGAAGATGTGCACGACGCCTGGTCAGCATGGACGGCGGGAATGGGAGACCCGAAGCATAGGTCTCTGATCCCTTTTGATGAGCTGTCGGCGCATATGCAGGAGTTGGATGCCACATACCAAGATGCCATAGTGGCCGTAGCGGCAAGGCTAGCCCTGTGACTCAACTCCCCCTAGTTGTTGAGGCGTGCCCTGAGATCTCATTCGAGGTCTCGGGGAAGCCCCTCTGCCAGGGCTCGAAGGTCGCCCGAGTCACAGGCCAGCGGAGGCGAGAGGGCCGGGACACATGGGTGAAGAACCCAATGGTGACGATGATCGAGTCGATGAACATGACAACTAAGTCCCGGAAATCTGGGGCTCTCAGGCGTTGGCGGGACCTACTCAGCTATGCCGCGAGCGTTCAGATGGGGGTCAGCGATGTGATGCTCGGAGCCGTCGAGGTGGAAGCCGAGTTCATCTTCCCGCGTAGCCCCTCACACTTCAACAAGAAGGGCCTTCGGAAGGGCGCCCCCACTATTCCGCAAGAAGACTTAGACAAGCTGCAGCGGGCCTTAGGTGACGCGCTCAGTGGTAGGGTGTGCAAGGATGACTCGCAGATAATCAAGTGGCTTTCAAGCAAGCGCTTCGCTGCAACGCTTGACGCTGTCGGCGGGTGCAAGGTAAGGGTGCGGAAGCTGTGAACTGCCCCGAGTGCAGGGGGAAGAGCCAGGTGCTTGACACACGCGCCCGAGAGGGTAGGGTCAGGCGTCGGCGAGAGTGCCTTGAATGCTTCGAGAGATTCACGACTTACGAGATAACACAGCAAGAGTTGAAGAGGCTCGACAGACTAGCACAGGCGGTGAGGGTGCTTAGAGAGGTAGGACTATAAATGATGACGAGCAGCGCAATCCCGACAGGAGACTGGCTACTGGTGCTAGAGGATCATTCCGAGGA